GGACCTTTTCGACTACATCAGTGAACTTTCCGCAGCTGTGTCCGGCACCTTGGGCCAGAAGTGGGCTATCACCGATGGCACCATGTTCGACTCCAACCAGAACGACTTCACTCAGCTTCTCGAGCGGCGCTACTACGAGTGCTTCGGCCTGCGCGCAGAGTTCCTCGACCGTTTCTTCTCCATTCGTCGCGGGTGGCGCATTGAAGCCCCTGGCGGCGTGCGGGCCCGCCCCGACGGGCAGAACGCCAGCGGCCACTCCGCCACAATTCTCGGTAACGGCACTGTGAGCAAACTCTGCTCCAACTACATCCTCGATGGGGTCGGCCGCGCAGTTACCACCTACAAGGGTGACGACTTCGCCCGGCGCCAGACAGCCGTCCGCGTCAACGAGACGAGGCTGCACCGCATCCAGCAGCACATGCCCCTGCGCCTGAAGGTCGACATAGGCGAGGGGGGCGAGTTCTGCGGCTTGTGCGCCCGCGGCACTGAGTTCACGCTCAACGTCATCCGCCGCGCGCGCAAGCTCATGGGCAACCGCTACCAGAGCTTTGCACACTTTTCGCTGGTCAAGCCTTCCGTCGCCAATTTTGTGCAGCAGGTAGTGCGCCTCGAGAACACTGGTGCGCGTGTCAAGGCGGCTAACGAGGAGATCTACCAGATCACGGGCAACCAGTACGACGCCGCCATGAGCTTCCTCGGTGCCTTCGCGCACGTGTCGGAGAAGGATTTCCTTGCCACTCACCAGTGGCACACGGAGGGCGCCCCGCTGCATACTCACGCTGGGGTGGACATTGTCTGGGACCCACACTATTACAAGGATGTGCGCCGGGAGGAGGACGCGGTCGCGGCCGCCCGCAAGCTCAAGCGCGAGCAGCCGGGCAAGAAGGAGCAAGAGGCCCACTTCCTCCGCGTTCAGCAGCGGTTCACGGCCGTGGCCAAGCTTCGCTCACACAGTGTGGAAGACAGCGCTGAGGACTTCCACAGTGCCCGCAGTGGTGAAATTGAGCCGCTGGAGTAACGTACAGTACACAATTAAAGCGCGCAACGCGCACACGCCCCCTAGCGGGCCCTTTATCTCATGATTGTTATTGTTATCGTTTCAGTCCGGCCCCTTTAGAACATGGCACCAGCACGGTTTAGGCGCCAAACAAAGCCATCAACAAAGCCATCCCGTGGCAACAAGAAAGGCAAGGCAGCAGGTTTTCAATTGTCCGAAATCAAGCGCGAGTTGGCACAGGTCACTAGGGCCTTGTCAAATGCAAAGCGCACTGCTCGTGGAGGTCGCCGACCTGCTGCGACAGGCTCTGGTAATGCTCAGCGCGCAGCCGGAGGCTCGGCGCTCGACCCAAAGCTGCATCACTTCGCGGCCACCGTCACCAACCCTTTCAAGGCGGATGCCATGTCCACCCTTGCCAAAGGAATCTTCGATCCTACAGGCACAGCCAGATCGCTCGTCAGAGTCCGCCGCGTTATCGTCCCTCTCAACCTCCCAGGTTCAGACGTCGCACCAAACGGCGTTGACATCTTTATCCCGCTCTGCACGAGAGCGCCACCGTTTGTCCAGTGGGCCAGAAGTTGGGATCTGAACACGCCCCAGTTGGTGGGGCCTGTGACGGGTTATGCCGGCAATGACACCACCACTGAGCTCAGCGCCACCAGTTGTGTCCGTCTTGTTGCTGGCGGCGTCAAGATTGGTTACGACGGTGCTTCGCAGAATCGCGGCGGCCGGTTTTATCACTTCCCGACCTTCGATCTCACCAGCACCGCTTTCGACCGTGCAAGTGTTCCGAACGTCTTTGGAGCAACCTACTCCAACCTCAAGCGTGCAATTAGCACGGTCGAGGTCCCAAACCGGGGGGACATCACGTTCATCCTTCCGCCGAGGAGCTCCTTCGCGCATGTCGAGCCAACAACCAACCCGGCGGCGCCGTCATCCACTGCTGGCGGTGGCTTCGCCAACTGTGACGGCATTCGCCTGTATTACAATGGCACTGGTGGGCCTTACACCTTCGAGGTGGTTGCAGTGGTTGAGTACTACGATTCCGACGACTCTAGTGCTTGCACTCCTACTACCAACCATCTCGCGGGTCAGGCGATTGTCCAGAATCTCCAGAACCACCTCACGGCCCCACTCAGCGACAACTCTCACGTCGAGAGTTCGGGTGGCGTGGCCGGAAAGTTCCGGAGCCTCAAGAATATCGTCCACGAGGCATCTGGAGCCCTTGGGACCGTGAAGCATTTCGCTAAGGAGGCTTACGACTTTGGTATGGGCATTAGCCAGGCGTACGGCGCCTACACCGGGGCCAGGGCAGGCGCGGCTGCCCTGCTTACGCTATGAGTGTGTGGTACAGCGGTGGTGACACGCCTCTTGTCGCCACCGTCGGCACCGCCTCACCGGGTGGCGCGGTGCCTACGCCGGACCCGGCCCTCTTGGCCAGGCTCGACGCACTCGAGGCCAATGTGACCAACCTCAACTTGAGGCTGGCGACGGTTGAGGCGCTTTACGCCAGTAAGTCTTGGTGTTCCGCCACTTTCCCGACCGTGACACTTCCACCCACTCAGAGCAGTTGGACTTTGTCTAATGGTGGTGTTTCTTCTACATTTGCCACCTCCTCTGACATTTACAGCAAGGTTTTACAATATAAGCGCGCCACATTCAGTAGCCGCACTGGCATTAGTCTTGTAGATGTGGTGACCCTGGCCTTGCCCTCCGGTCAGGAGTTTCCGCTCCCGACCGACCATCGTTTGAAACTTTACCAGCCGCTTCTCGAAATGCCCGCTTACGCGACGGACGCAGAGCTTGCGGCCGCCATCCAGGCCTTCGGCACCAGTGCAGCCCTCAACGCCGCGATCACCGCCGCCATGTCCAACTATTACACGCGTACTCAGTCTGACGCCGCTTACTTGCGCGTGACCTCCACCCACAAGGTCTCCGGCCAGTGGGACCATGTTGTTGTGGCAAACGGAGAAATGTCCGCGCTGCTCTACGTGGAAGCTGGTCTTCACCGGCTTTACCTCCCTCGCGGGGAGTTGGGTGACAGCTCCAAGGCACTCACCCAGTACCTGGACAACCGTTACCTGCGCGCCGACGACACTGAGATCCCCCGCGTCCTTTGGGCGAACTCGCAGGAGTTCTATCTTGTTGGCCCCACCGGGGAACCGCACATCGTGCTCACGAAGACCGGCACTTCTTCTGCTCTCACGGCTGCCACCAACCCGCTTGGTGCCTCTGTCACCTCACTTCAGGGTTCCATTGCCGTGATCTACGAGAAGATGAAGAATTACGTGCGTACAAACAAGTACTCCTGCTTCCTTTTTCCACAGGCGGACGACAAAATCGCACTTACTTGGTACGACACGGCAGGAGGTGGTGCGTTCAAGGGTCATTGTTGGCTCAATACTGATGGTAGATACGCTTACTCGAACACCTACACTACACCCCTCTCCACTGCGATCAGCTACAACGCTCCACTTAACTTCTAGGTGGCTTGTCTGCGGCCCAGTGGCTCATTTCGTTATATTCAGGAATGTACGAGCAGCGCTTACTCACCATCATTTTGCAGGAATGCGCTTGGTACGATATCGCTGTGCTCCTCCGGGCCATTAATGCCATTCGCCGCATCAACTTCAACATCGCCGAGCAGAGGGTGCAGGCGCTCCAGCGTCTCAACAACGCCGCTTGCCCCGCGCCCTTTACGCTTGACGAGCGTTTCCGCGATGGCCGCCATTACGTGTGCGAGGCACACGGCGACTGGGGTCGCAAGCTCCAGCAACTTCGCCTTGCCCTTTCCATCAAATCGAGGGACAAGGACCAGGGCCTCCGTGAGGGGGCCCGCCCGTCCGACATGTCGGACGCAATCGTGGCTTTCTCTAATGCCACCACCGCCATTTACGACCAGCTTCTGCAGGCCGACGGCGTCGTGGACCGCGTCACCTTCGAAGAGGTGTTTGGGTTCGAGTGGGCGTAGTGATGGACCGACCGTATGAGGGTCGCCATTTATTCTCCCACTCCCTGACTTGGATCTAGGATAAACAAGCAGG